TCCGTCCCAGTCGGACCAGTCGGACCAGTCACTGATTGCGCCAAGACGGGTTGAGTGCGCGCCATTTCCTTGACATTCTTGGCAAATTTCCCAAATACCCGCCACAGTCCGCGAATAATCCCCACAGTCAATTTCAATTTTATTCATCTCGTCTATCCTCCATGCCATTATTGGCGTGTGCACGTTATAAACTGTTGTTTATCCACTGTACTTTATAGATGCCGTTTGTCAAGTCTTAATTAATTTTAATCTAATCAAAATAATCTTAGCAAGAGGTAGATTAAGATGTGAGACATAAGTGTATCGTAAAGATGAATGTGAGACTATTCATCACATGTGAGGATTATCACTAGGTTAATGTAAACCATAAGCACCGGCAAGCAGGAGTAGCACGACAGTACGCTCGCGATGTAATACCTTATGCGATTATGCGCAGTATGCGCGTATGCGCAGTATGCGATTATGCGCAGTATGCGCGCATGCGCAGTATGTATGCTCAATACGGGGAGCATAAGAGGGGTCAATATGTGAATGCGTACGCTTTTTGGCTAAAATGCGTATTCATGCACACGATCCAAGCAGTGTGACCAGCACGATCCAAGCAGTGTGACCAGCACGCGACCGGCACGCGACCGGCATGGCCTGGGTAATTTCAAAAGGCATAGGCCAAAAACCTTTGCGACCTAAAAACAAAACCCCGCCCCCCGGCCTCGACGCTTCGATGGGTAAGGGTATCCCCTTAGAGAGAGAACAGGTCTTTTTTTCAAACAGGGCATATTCGCGCCCCCTTTTAGGGTTATAAACGGCCTTATCTGTAAGGGGATGTTATTATTCTTCAGGTAGGATTAGATTTTAAGTCAGGGATAACATGGGAGGGGTATGTTTATACGGGTTATTTTGGAAGGTTATATCAGTAAGGCAGTATTCTCAGTACAGCTTTCTTTCTTATCTTTTGGGCAAATCTCTGATTTGCCCTTTCTATTCTTTCTTTCTTTTATATATATATTATATAATTATATGTTATATGTTATATATATATTATATAATTATATGTTATATATATATTATATAATTACTTGCTTTCAGCGATTTGATTTCGGCTATCAAGCGGTTATTCTCTTCTACGAGTTTATCCATTCTTATGCTCATTGTTTTTCCTCCGGTATCTATTTTTAATCCTTGATTATAGCAGGATAGACATACAGGCGGGTTATGTTGGTCAGTGACTGCTTCGCATAGCTCGCATTCAGCATTTTCCTTTAATAGTTTGATTTTTGCTGCAAAGCTTTGTATACCTCCAAGCAACCCAAGTATTTCTCCAGCTAGTTCCACGGAATCGGTATTGGTTATATAGTCAATTAGTTCTTCAATGCTTGTGTTGGGTTCTGATAACGATTTCATATCTTTTCCTTTCGTAAATTCTCAGCATTCCCGCTAGAGGCAGGTTTTCTTTTCCTTGCCCCGACTACTTTAGCAACGGAGCTCAAGTTCTTTCTGCTGAAGTTTATCTGGGCTTCGTCATGTTTTTCTTCGCAAGTAAGCTCATTATCAGGGATTATGCTATTCGTTAGCGGAGCATAGATAGCGCCATTACAGGCGTTTTTAATCTTCTTTACCCTTCCTCGTCCGTACCATCCAACCCATCCTATCGTTTTAGCGGAGACATAGAACATTTCGCCCCATTTGCAGGGTATGCGGAGTTCTTTTTCGTCTTTGGCTTTATTCAGGCATTCTACCCGGTAGCGGAAGTTCTCGTAGATTTCCTTCCAGAAGTCGTATTCTTCATTATCGCAATGGAGGTAGCTGGCATTGGGGATTGCTGAAAGCCTATACCATTCTGGAATAGGAGGGCGGGGGTTGTATTTATCAAATATTGATACTAGGTCCAGGTTTGAGAATTGTTCCTTGGGGCGGTCTTTGAAGTCTTTGTAGGACATTTATTCTCCTATAGGGAAAGGACCGATTTTCCTGCAATGGAAGTAATCATAGCAATTGGCGATTATAGCCAATAATGCTTCTTTACTAAGTGTTCTGTTAATTTTTACGCCATGATATGAATAAATAGTGTTTTCCTTATATTCAGCTTCAAGTGCCTTTATTACTTCCTTCTTTTCCTGCTCCTTTAGCCATTCCTGTACTCGTTTTATTTCGTTTGGGGTCGGGGCTTGCATAGATTCCTCCTACAGGAAATTCATCAACTTCATGGTTTGTAAACGGGAAAGGACCGACAGAATTTGCGGCAAAGAAGGTGTAGCATTCGTTGATTATTGCGAATAAATCAGCTTTATTAAAGCGTTTGTCAATAATCTCGCCCTTATACGTTAAAGTTCTGTAAACAGTCTTTATATGCAGGTCTTTTAATGTATCTTTAAGCTTTCGATTAGATATATATTCTGCTACTTTGTCTATTTCGTCTTGGGTTGGGGCTTGCATGGTTCTTCTCCTATCATTTCACAATAGATTTCAGTTAGTTCTAAGATCATTAGCCCTACTATGGGCTTATTTAATTGGACCTTAAATAGATCATCATTGCGGCTTGAAAACTCTAGCAAGCTTTTATCTTCGTTTAAGTCTATGCTAACTATAGACTTATCGTGTAGAAGCTCCACTACCCCTTCGGCCCCACAATTGTCTTTGCGTTGCCCGTGTATATTGTTAATGAATTGATGCGCGGCATGTATTGGATCTTTGTTTTTCATTATCTTCCTTTCAACCCGTATTATATCTTATATACTAGGCTTGTCAAATTAAATCTTTCTGGATTTTTCTTGACAGATTTGTGCTAATATAGTATTGTGCCAATAAGAGTGTAATATTTATTGACATAAAAGAAATAAAATATGGGGGACAGCAACGCACACTCATACAAACTTGTTTAGGCGCTTGTAGCCCCCTTTGAAATTATACGATGTATAACCCAAAAGAATGGATTTCAAGAGAGCACGAATATCCACCGCAAGCCAAGAAGCGATTGGCGAAGCATAAGCTTTTGGGTGAATATCGAAAATATATGAAGGCATTTAAGGAGGCTAAGGTAAAGACTTCAACAGCATTTTACCGAACAATGAACATCCCAAAGTTCACAAAGAAAAGGACTGATGCGTTAGAAGTAATGCAAAACGCAATCGTTGGAGATACAAAAATGCCAGAACGCAAAAAGAATACCAAGAAGAATGATCTTACAGGCATAACCAGCGAAGATTGCGAATGGGTTGCTAATAATATTCAGAATGAAAATGTGCTTGCTGCCCAAGCGCCTTCCTTTGCAGCCTATGGGTTATTGATTAAAGCTATGGATGAAAAGACCGGAATGTATAAATGGGTTATGGATCATCTAGCCCCTAAGACTTTTGTGCAAGAATCAGTTGATAAATGGGAACGTGACCCCGCAAGGAATTTAATTAATATTGAGGAACAAATACTTGCAGAAACACAAGCTGACAATTGATTGCGTACCAAAAGAAAAAGCTGAAAACCTGCGCTTCAGGAAGAGCCTTATAGAAGCAGGGTTCAAGGGCAGCGAATATCGCAATGCGCTTATGGATTCTTGTGCCGCAGACCCGCTTTTCTTTATGAATGCCTTTTGTTGGATATATGAAAGTCGGTCTACAACCAGCAATGGTAAGTGCTTACCGTTCATTACCTGGGACTTCCAGGATGAAACGATTCTGAACCTGGTTGAGGCTGTATACCGTAGTAACGAAGAGACATTTGACGCAGATAGAGTTATACTAAAGAGTCGGGATATGGGCGCAAGTTGGATTTGCATAACTATATTTACCTGGTTCTGGATGTTTGAACGCGAATGCTCGTTATTGATGCTATCGGCCAAAGAAGAAATGGTTGATAAGGCTGGAAACCCAAAGAGCCTGTTTGCAAAGGTCATGTATCTGGTTGAGCGTATGCCAGCTTGGATGCGGCCTAATTACTATAAAACTAGTATGCACCTTGAAAATAAAGATAATCGGAGTGTGATTGATGGAGAAGCCACAGCAGGAACTACAGCCGTATCAGACAGAAGGCTTGCTATCTTACTTGACGAGTTTGGGAAAGTTGATAGTGCTGGAAAAGAAGCCAACCTCGCCGGAACAATGCTCAGACAAACAGCAGATGTGTCCAATTGCAGAATCTTTAATAGTACTCCCGAAGGACAAGACTCAGGATTTGCAGTCGTAGCAGCTTCAGGCAAGAAGGTTATTAGACTACATTGGTCGAGGCATCCTCAGAAGAACCTTGGGTTATACAGGGTGTCTGCCAGCAAGCTTGAAGTAATTGATAAAGATTGGCATGAAAAGCACCCAGACTATGAGTTCAGAAATGAACCGGGTCTATATGAGGGGCTAAGAAGCCCTTGGTATGATAGAGAGTGGGATAGGCGACTAGGTATCAAGAGAGACATATCGCAGGAATTGGATATGGATTTCGTTGGTTCTGGCGACCCGTACTTCGATGTTGGCAAAATGGCAGCAATTAAGATGGAGTATTGCCTAGACCCGTTCAGCGAGGGTGAGATAAAGAAATACCTTGATAACGATTATCTGGATGATGATGCAAGATTGAATCGCGCAAAAGCATGGTTCTATTCAGACGATAAAGACAAGCCACCACAGGGATGTACTTATACCATAGGCATTGATATTGGCACCGGTAATGGCACTTCAGATAGCGCTATAGCCGTTGTTAATGACATTACCAAAGAGAAGATATTTGAGTTCATTACCAATGGTATGACACCTGAAGAATTTGCTAAAGTCACGGTAGATGTAGCCGAATGGTTTAGCACTAACATTGGCAAGGCATTTCTTATCTGGGATATGTCAGGGCCAGGCATTCCATATGGTTCTACAGTAATAAATCGTTACCATTATGGTTCTGTTTATTACTATACTAAAACTACTGATCGTAACCACACAAAGTCTACGACCCCTGGCTATCCGTCAAACGCTGAACTGAAACATTCACTGTTTGGATTGTTCAGGACAATGCTTTATAGCGGGGATTACATTACTCGTAGTAAGAAGCTTTACGATGAATGTATGCAGTATATTTATGATAATACTGGCAGGATAGCTCATACTCAGGAGAGGTCTGGAACTGGTTCGGCGAAGGGCGCGAATCATGGCGATATAGCGTATTCGGAAGCCCTTGCGGTAATGGGCATGGTGAACAGGTCAAGGCCGGTTAAGGTTAAGCAGCAGATTCCGTTTGGTAGTTATGCTTGGCGAGTCCAAGAGGCTAATAAAAAAGAGCGCGTAGAATATAGTATGTTTGTCGCGTAGGGGAAATTATGGCTGCACCGTACTACGAAAAAGGCGGCAACAAAGGTTTTCTTGCTTCATTGCTTGGACCGTTTGAACGATTCTTTGGCGTTAAGAGTAAAGACGAACCTGAGCACATGAGTTGGGATCACAAAGATGTTCCCAAGAAGATCATGGAAACCGTCAAACGTAGTTATAATAAGATGCAGCCATTGCGTGAATCTTGCAAAGAAGCTGAGAAGCAATTCATTGGAGAGGTAAGAGGGCTGGAAGAGGGTGCTAAAAAACCTATCCCATTGAATAAGATTTACCAGATGGTACGAATCTATATGCGTTTGTTAGCACCCACTAATCCTCAAGTTATCGTATCAACTGAATATAAGGAATTGAAGCCGTTTGCAGACAAGATACGTCTTGCTATTAATAGGCAGATGAAAGAATTGAAGATAAACGAGATTATATATCGGTCTGTTCTTGATGCCATGTTTGGTTATGGCGTTGTTAAGACCGGCATAGCAGTTGGCGAAGATGAATTAACTATTGATGGCGAAAGCGCAGAGATAGGCAAGCCGTATTCGTCTAATATTTCTATGAATAACTTTGTAATTGATATGGAAGCTGAGAATCTTGACGAAGTTAATTTCATTGGTGATAGGTTTCGTATGCCAGAGACTTATTTCAAGAAGTTTATGAAAGAGGAAAATGGTGATAGTAAGCCTTCTAGTGAAATGAGTCCTGAAGATAGAGTTACCGGCGCTAAGTATGAAGAAGAAGATAGCATTTATGCGCAATCATGGTATTGGGAAATCTATCTTCCAAAGCAGAATATTATAATGTTGTTTATGGATGGCAAGAAAGAACCTCTGATTGTTCATAAATGGCAGGGTCCAGAAAAAGGACCATATCAAATACTTGGATTCGATTGGGCACCTAATGAAGTTATGCCTGTACCGCCTACCCGTGTATTGATGCCATTACATAATTTTATTAACAATTTGCTGCGTAAACTTGAGCAACAGGCGGTGCGCCAGAAGACTTTAACTATTGTTGATGCAGGTAATGAAACTGATGTAGGTACTGTTAATAACGCTAGCGATGGTGATGCAATAGGGCTAATGAATTCTGGCGCTGTAGCTGAAGCTAGTTATGGTGGTCCTAATCCGATGAATCATAACATGAGTATATGGAGCATTGCAGAGTTTGACGAACAGGCTGGCGGGCTTCAGGGTCTTGCCGGTACTTCTCCTATGAGTGAAACATTCGGTCAGGATAAGTTACTTAATGATTCTGCGAATGCTTTGATTGATGCCATGCGTCAAACGGTTACGAACTTCATAAACGAAATGATTTATTCTCATGCTTGGTATCTTTGGACTGAGCCGATTAGAAGCTTTGAGGTTGTTCAGTATGTCAAAGGTACAAGTTATCGTAAGCCTGTAACCATTACACCTGAAGAACGTGAAGGCGATTTTTTGCAATATAACTTTATTATTGACCCGTTCTCAATGCAAAATGAATCTCCGCAAGAGAAGGCCGGGAAGATAACCAACTTGTTTATGAACATTATTATGCCGAGTGCTGAACTGGCACAACAGGCAGGATACATGCCTAACGTCAAGGGGATACTCAAGCAGGTTTGTGAACTCCAGGGCATACCATTTAACGACATGTATATTCCTATTGATTTAACAATGGCAAGCGAATCTGTTGGACAAGTACCGGCCCCTTCAAGATTGGGCGGGCAACCTGCTGTAAAGCAAACAACCAACACTAGGGTATCGCGTCCAGGCGCGACTAGAGAAGGTAATATGAATAAGATTGTTAATGCGAATGCAGCATTACTTGGGAAGACTAAATAAAGGAGCAACATAATGAGTAATCCTACGACTTGTGGAGTAACTACAGATTGGGAACCGTGCTTGTTTTTAACCAGCAATTTTCCTGCTAGTATAGCGATTGACCCAGATAAGCAGTATCAGCTTTGGCATACTGGCATAGACGCTACTGGTAATGCTACGACCGATAGCATTATGGGTGCTACTGGTACTTCAACTGCCGCGCTTACTGCGGGAACTGGACAGTTTACTTTGGTAAATGGTGTTGAACCTATCTTTCTGGGGCCAGGTATTAGCAAACTTACTTTTGATGCTGTTGGCAACGACCCTGTTGTTTGTATTGTTCCAGTTAAATTTCTTAGAGGGACTTACTAATGCCGACTTATACATACACATGCAGTAAGTGCAACAAAGTCCATGACGAAACTTATACTTCTTACGTTGATCGTAAGAAGGTTATTAAATGCGAATGTGGAGGCAAGGCTTATTATGATTTCGCAGAGACATTTTCTGGGGCAAGAATCGCTCAAGACGGAGATAGGGAATACATCTCTGAGGGAATGGCTGTTAATCCTGACCAAGTTGTCCAGACTATTGAGGAAGATAAACATATGGGCAGTAGTGCGGAGAAATACTTACCGGATGGCCGGTTAGTCTTTAAGAGTTGGAAGCAAAAGCAAGATTATATGGTCTTGCGCGGCTTTAATGAATAGGGAGTAACACACATGCCAGAAGAACTAAACACACACATTGACCATGTTTTTGGACCTGATGAATCAGCGAATGCTGATACAGAAGATACTCCTACTGAGGATGCCGAAGAGAGTAAGGAAAATGAAGGAATTACTTCAGATGATATTCCTGAAGATAACGATACTGCTGAAGACACTGAAGCCGATGAAAATGCTGATGATAATCCCAGCGAAGACAATTCCGGCGAGGAAGATATTGAAGGCGATAGTGAAGATCAGGGGATTGATACTGATTTGGTTTACCATGCGGCTGCGGCTGGTTTTGAACTCGATGATATTAAACGGTTCCCTACCAAAGATGGTTTACTTGCGGCAATTGCGATTAAAGAACGTGATACTGCTGGCGAACTTGATAAGGGAGATCAGACTGAACCTGAATGGTTTGATTTCACGGAAGAGAATGCGGAAGAAATTGACGAGGAATTGCTTGCTCCTTTGAAGAAGATGAATGATTTCTATAAAGGGAAGTTAGGCGAAGCAATGGAATCAGTTAAGAAGGTTGAGCAGCAAATGCAGCAAAGAGCGCAAATGGAATATGAACAGCAATTTGAAAACAGTGTTAACGGTCTTACTGATGAATGGGGTTCATTGTTCGGTAAGGGCGCGATTGAGGATATTAAAGAGACTCAATTCGACAATCGCAAAAAGCTGTTCACTACAATAAGCCGTGTAAATGAACTGGATAAACAAAAAGGCGCTACTCGTTCAATGGCAAAAGTTATTAACGATGCGCTTGCAATTGAGTTTAAGGACAAAATAAAAGAGGGCGAACGGAAAAGGATAATGAAGTCTGCTAAGAAGCGTACTGCGACTCATAAGCCTAACAGCACTGAAGTTAAACCTGGCGTTGATGATGAAGATGATGCCATTAACTTTATTCGTGATGGCCTGAGAGAAATGGGCGTTGATGAAAGCAAAAAAGCCTTTGTCCCGTTTGCATAATTAAATTTAACAAAGGAGAAAGAAATGACCCAAGCTACGGATATTACTGACCTCGTTAACGGTACACTTTCAAAGTATGGCCGTAATTTTATCACTGATGCAATGAGTACCCTTCAGAATTACACTGCGGCTGAACGTCTTATGAATAAGAAACGCCTTACGTTTGATTCTGGTACGGACTATAAGTTTAACATCCTTACCACGGCAGACGGCAATGCGCGGGCAATTGGCTTCTTTGAAGTTGATGATCTTGACCAGGTTGATGGTAGCGCACAGGGTACAATCCCTTGGCGGTTCCTGGAAACTGGTTGTCACTATGATGTCAAACAGCTTTCCGTTAATGATGGCCCAGAGCGCATCTTTAACTTTGTGAAAGAAAAAGAATATCAGATGTGGCAGGGATTCTATGATCTTGTTGAACAGTATTTCTGGGATGGTCCTGCAAGTGACAGTGATACTAAGGTTCCTTTTGGCCTACTTAATTACTGGCTAGATTATTCGGCTTCTACTGGATTTAACGGGGGGAATCACGCAAATTGGTCATCGGGGCCCGCCGGATTGAGCATTTCTACGTATTCGCGGTGGTCCCATTATACTGCTCGGTATGATGCTGTTTCTGATGCAGACCTAGTGAGGACGATGAGAAAAGCATTCGCCTTAACTAACTTCAAGGGTATACCGAATAAGCCTATTAAGGGCTATGATGATGGAGTAGGTCATAACTTTGGTATCTATACCACTTATGATACTCTATATCAGCTTGAAGAGTTGCTTGGCACCAAGAATGATAACGTCAAGAACGAACTTGCAAAGTATGATGGCATGACCGTATTTAGGCGGACTCCTGTTGAGTATGTTGCTTATCTGGAAAAGAATCATGCGACCAGTGATCCAGTTATAATGTTGGATTGGTCTGATATTAAGTGTGCAGCTTTGCGTAAAGAGTGGATGCGTCAGACTCCATATCAGGTAGCAAGTAATCAGCATGATGTGCGTCAGCGCTTTGTTAATTGCTCCATGAATTTTGCAATGCACAATCGGCGTAAACATACTCTTATTGCTAAATCTGATCCACTGAGCGACTGATCCTAATGGATTTTTTTGACTATTCGTTCTAAGGAGAAATGATATGCAACTTATTGGGAAATATGGTGGGGCTACTTCTAGCCCAAGAACTACCGCGCCTGCACCTATTGTCTGGAATAAGATCCCCCTTGGGGAAATACTTCTTAATCCGGGTAAGGGCTTTGGATTCTTTGATGATTTCCTTACCGGCTTTACTGCCTCTACTGGCGGGACTACCTATAATGGTACTTCGGGTCAGTGGATTGCAAGTGCTGTTACTGCGGCTGGTGATATTGAACCACTGAATCTTGAAGGTGGTGCACTTTGGCTTGAGACTGCTGCTACGGAAAACAATGGTATGCAGATTCAAAGTCCAGAGAACTTTGTTATTGATACTGATTGTTCTTTGGCTTTTGGTGCTCGTATTGCGACTGTTGATGCCGACCAGGGAGAACTTCACGTGTGTTTGACAACCGTTGATACTGATGTATCAGGCTCAAATGCTAATGATTTCGTTGGTTTTACTACTGCCGATGAAGCAGCCACTTTGAACTATATGGTTCAGACTGGCGGTGCCGGTACTGCAACGACCACTGGTATCACCTTGGCTAACACGACCTATAATAACCTTGAGGTTCTTATTGAAGGTGAAGAGAAGGCCAGATTGTATGTTGACGGTGTTTTAGTAGCAACGATTGATGATGATACTTCCACTGACATTACAGATGGCTTGCCAACTGATACTGTCATGGCGCTGAGTCTTGGCTGTTTGACCGGCGAAGGCACGGATAATGGTATCTATCTCGATTGGGCTTACTGCTATCAATGGTATCACTAGGATTTATTTGTTTGTTTTTTGAAGGAGAGTTAATATGCAACTTATTAGTAAGTATGGTGGGACTACAAATAGTCCTAGAACAACTGCACCTTCTCCTATTGTTTGGAATAAGATACCTCTTGGAGAGATTCTTCTTAATCCAGGCAAAGGATTTGGGTTTTTCGATGATTTCCTTACTGGTGTAAGTGCGAGTGCCAGTGGAACTACCTATGCAGGTTCTTCGGGTCAGTGGATTGCAAGTTCTGTTGCTAATGCTGGCGATATAGAAAGTATTGACCTTGAGGGTGGCGCGATTTGGCTTGAGACTGATGGTGCTGAGAATGATGGTATGCAAATTCAGACTCCAGAGAATTTTGTTATTGATGCGGATAGTTCTTTAGCTTTCGGAGCAAGGGTCGCAACTATTGATGCTGACCAGGGCGAAATTCATGTAGCTTTAACTACGGTAGATACTGCGGTTGACGGTTCAAACGCCAATGATTTTGTTGGCTATGTTACTGCCGATGAAGCAGCAACCCTGAAATATCTTGCTCAAACTGCCGGCGGTGGTACTGCAACGACTACTGGCATTACCTTGGCTAACACGACCTATAATAACCTTGAGGTTTATGTTGATCGTGAAAAGAAGGCTGAGTTTTATGTTGATGGTGTTTTGACAGCAACCGTTGATGGTGTTATAGCAAGTGTATCAGATGGTTTGCCGACTGACACTGTAATGGCTTTAAGCATTGGTGGATTGACTGGCGCAACTGCGGTTGCTGGCATCTACATTGATTGGGCTTACTGCTATCAATGGTATCACTAGGATTTATTTATCTTTTTTAACTAGGAGAGAACACACATGAATTCACACCATGAAAAGCGAGTACGCCAATTACTTGGCATAACTGATAATAATAAAGATGGGAGCAGGGGCGTAATACCCCCTGCTACTGTTAGAGCTATTGAGCGCATTGAAAAAATGATTCTTAAGCTTGGGAGTAATTCTGGTTTACGGGCTAGCGAATTGGCAATACTGCTTACTGCTATCGAGGCAAGATATGAAGTTGAAGAACCTGTCACTGAGACGATAGCTGAGACTGCTGAGCCTGAAGTTGTAATGGAAGAATCAGAATCAATTATCGTTACTGCGCCTAAGAAGCGTGGTAGACCGCGCAAAGGATAAATTATGGCCGAATCAACGTATAGCCTTGACAAAGAAGCTCTTGATGAACGTATTGGGCATTTCCTTGGTCATGGTGCAACTACTGGTAATTTTAGTACAGGACAGCAAGCAAATATTGATCGTGTTCGCGAGGAAGGGTTGATGAACTTCTACAATGCATATGATTGGACGTTCTTAACCCCATCCACTACTTTGTCTATAACTGCTGATGATTATGACATAGACCTACCTGATAATTTTGGATGGATTCTAGGGTCTTTTCATTACAGTACGGATGATGCTTATAACACGCTCAAAATGACTTCTGTTGGCCGGATAATGGAACTTAGAGCAGGTTCTGATGCTACTGGTATACCAAGAGAATTTGCTATATCAGTTAAGAGCAATGATGCTTCAACTACTGCACGATATGAAGTGTTATTGTATCCTACACCTGGTTCGGCTTATACGTTGAATTATCGTTATAATGTTATCCGAGATGCGATAACTACTACACAATATCCTCTTGGGGGTGCGCTTTTTAGAACTGTTATGACTGAGGCTTGCTTAGCTGCGGCTGAAGCACAGCTTGACGATACTATTGGTCTACATGAGAATAGGTATCGTATGATGCTGCAAGACAGTATCAGAATAGATAAGATGAATAAACCTAAGTTCTTTGGTAAGAATTTGGACTATTCTGATGAACCTGTTGACTTGTATTCAAGAAATAGAGATTGTACCTATAATGGTTCATTGCCTTCCTAAAGGAGAGGATAAATGAGTAATGCGCAAACATTTAACAAAACAATAGCAGAGGTAGAAGCTTATCATGGCGGTATTGATGCTGATGTTACCAATAGCGGTGTTAATGACTTCACTGGTGCTAACACGCATACCGGAATAGAGACTCATTCGGGTGCTGAGACTCATAGTGGGATTGAAACCCATAGCGGCGCCGAGACTCATAGTGGGGTAGAGGTATTCTCTGCTGTACCTAATGTGACTTGTTATGGTACTGCTGGTGGTCGTGGTCCTTCACCTTTAGTCTGGGATGATTGTAACCTGCTGAAGATTATAATGGACCCGACTTATGGTTGGTCATACTTTAATGAGTTTGTAGACGGTGGTTATGTTCTGGCAACGAATCAGGCTGCTACACATCTTAACCGTGGCGTAACTGGATTTACTTGCACGACCGGCAATACCATTTCTCAGCTTATTGACGAGCCTACTGGTGTTCTGGCGTTGAACGGTACTACCGACAATGAAGATGCTGGAATTTGTATTTGTGGTGGAGTGAATACCGCTGGTCAGATTGACTTCTTGACTACTAAGCAGATTTGGTTTGAGGCACGTATTAAAGCTTTGAATATTACCGATAGTAAGTTTGGTATCTTCTGCGGGTTCGCTGAAGAGGGGCTGTGCGCTACTACTGGTATTATCGCTGCTGGTGGTACTGTTGCTGATAAAGACTTGGTTGGTTTTTGGAAAGACGAAGATGATGGCGATAAGTTTGACACCATTTATAATACCGCTTCAGGCGGTGGGATAACTGAACTTGCAGCTGATGCAGTAACTATTGAAGCTGATACCTACATTAAACTAGGTGGTCACTTTGATGGTACTACGCTTACTTTATATGCAAATGGCGTGGCGCTGGATGATACCGTAGCAATGGCTGCAACCAATTTCCCTGATGGTCAGGAAATGGCGTTTTATCTTACCGCTATGAACATGGGCGGCGATACACACGAAGTCGCCATTGATTGGGTCAGGATTGCTGCTGAATTTTAATCAAGTAAGGTTGACATTTATGGTAGGTGCTTCCTTACCGTTGCCCCTTTCTCAACGAGTGCCTACCATATTATCTTCAAAAGGTTTACTATGCCCAATCGTTCTATAAAGCTTGAATTTACAACAGGCGGTTTAGACCGTAGAATGTCATATAGGCAGCAAAGACCGTACACTGCCAGAAGGTTGCAGAACGTAAGGCCAGATGATTCTTCTCAGGGTGCTTATCGAGGTGGGCAAAGGCCAGGGTTAAAGAAAGCATATACCACTGAACTAGGTTCTGGAGTTACTATAAATGCTCTTGGATTTGTTACTATCGCTGATGAAGGCAATAGCGGCGATGGGCGCTTTACCTGGAATGATTGTTTTTATGATGATGCCGCTGATTTAGGTGGGAATTGGGCTACTCCAGATTGGTTGACTCAACAGCCGTATACTAGAGAATACCCAGGATGGGATGATACTAATCCTTCTGATGTTCCTGATTCGGGAGGCGGTGTAATATCTGGGTTGACAATCTCTACAGCAGCAGGGTATGTGGTTAAAGCATATATTAATGAGGATACGGTTGCGCCAGCTACAATAGAATCAACCTATACAGTATATGCAAGGATGGCAAACACTTCTCCAGACTTCACTGAAGAGGGTATTGCAGCGGTAGTGTCTATAAACAGCGCGACAGGAGCGTATAGTGGAGTGTTATTGTCCGTATTGGACTATGTGCCTACTGCTTATGCTTTGGCAAGCGGGACTGCAACTATAAACAATCTTACGGCTATTGGGCTATCTATAACCAGCGATAGTGTTACTGTATCTTTGGGCGAATTTGATGAAGTTACATTGCTTTCGGCCCAGGCAGTTGATACCCATACTGGAACCTCAGTAGGTTTTGATATAAACCCTGCTCAAAAGCGGCCTTCTGGGAGTAAAACCGTAGAGGATGCAGGTTTTGTGACTGAATTAAGAGTGGGTGGAACTCCCGCTTCTCCCAGACCTAATCAGTTAAGACAGGACATAATGGTTGTGGGGGCCGGTGGAAGCCTTTATTACGAGGCTACACCAGGCAATATATCAACTGTTTCAGGCGCGACTATCTCTAGCGGTCATAATATTCAGATGTGTCAGTTTTTACAGAAGATGTATGTTGCTGATTACAATACTAGCGATACCGGAGTGGTTCACATATTAGATCCTACAGATGGTAGCTGGTCTACATTGACTGCTTCTGTTGGCACTGTACCTACCAATTGTGATATGATTGCCAGATGGAGAGGCAGGATAGTCCTTGCTAAAGAATCTATTTGGTACATGAGTAGGGTATATGATCCAACTGATTGGCAATATGGCAAAGTAGACGCTAAGACTGCGGTAGCTGCTCAGAATAGCGATGCTGGAGTGTTGGGTGAGCCTATACGGGCAATGATGCCAGCTAGTGATGATTTACTACTATTTGGCTGCGATAACTCTATCTGGGCGCTGCATGGCGATCCGGCATGGGGCGGTAGTTTGCATTGCTTGAGTGAAGAGGTTGGAGTTTTAGACCGTTTTGCATACTGCTTTGGGCCGGTTGGAGAGATATATTTCCTTAGTAAAGATGGCTTGTATGTCTTACCTCCAGGTGGTAATGCTAAACCGAAGTCATTGTCCAGAGAGAAATTACCTAGAGAATTGCTGAATATTGATACAGGCATGTATGAAGTAAGCTTGGGGTGGAGCCAGAAAGAACGGGCAGTATATATTCAAGCATCTCCATATGAGGCGAATAAGTCAATCTCATTCGTTTATTCGGTGGAGGGTGGTAGCTTCTGGATTGATTCTTATGACAATGATCACGATGCTTTCAGGATTGTCAACTATAAGCCTATCTTTGGTGCGTATTCTGCAATGCTTATTGGTTGCAGGGATGGGTATTTGAGGAAGCACGACTTTGATACTACAAATGATGATGGTACATCTATAGATTCTTACGTTGATATAGGCCCGATTATGATGGGTGGCGATGGGATGAACGGGGTATTGCTAGACATGGATACCTTCTTGGGTGTAGGCTCAGTAAGTACGGCTTGGTCTGTATACGTTGGTAATAGCCATGAGAATGTATTTAGCCAAACGACTGCGTTTGATTCTGGTACTTATGATGATGATGGGATGCAATACCGAGAGCGTCCAAGAGCAGGAGGAGCTTCAATGATAATCCGGTTGCGTAATACCGGAGATACTACATGGTCTTTGGAGAAAATTTTGTGTACGCTTGCCCGTAAGGGGCGGCAAAGGAGATTTTAAGATGCGTAAATTAAGTCTAGCGGTGTTAATGGTACTTTGTTTTTCAGGCTGTAACGAAGAGGTCGATACAGGTAAAGTAACACAGCCGATTTATGTAATTAGAGAGTCTTTGTCGAGGGCTGAGCCGGTTATTAAAGCGCTGGAAACGGCAAGCGGTAAAACGCTTAATCCTGTTGTTGCCGCACGTGGGGAAGCAATCGCAAATAAGACGGCTGAAGTAGCACAGGCCAGCGCGGGGATTGCCACTATATTAGGTCAACCTGGCATTACAGCGTTGTGTACGGCACTTGCTCTTACTGCCGGTGGGATCGGCTCCTTTTTTCATCGTAGGCGTGCTGCGGCTCTTGCAAAAACTGCTTCGCGCGCTGCTGATAAGGTTGTAGGCGGTGGTAAAATTCTCATGGCTGAAGCTGCAAAGCTTGGTGTAGCTGATGTTGTCTCAAAAGCATATGAAGAAAGAAAGTAATAATTATGGCTGATTCAGATATTATCGTTGCATTAAATGTCGGGTTTAAGGATGTACATTCCCGGCTTGATAAAATGACTGATCTATACTCTTCACATGCAACTAAGATAGCTTTAATAGAGCAAAAGTTACCCACACAGCCATGCGACCATTTTGAAAGGCACGTTGAGAATCATCCAGATAAGCGCGATTTACAAGACTTAATTGATAATGCTAATGATGTTAAGCGAGGCGCGAAAGAGATTGTTATTGATCTATTCAAAGGGACAATAAAACTAGGCGCTGCTGTTGTCGCTGGAGCATTCGGATATAAGATGTTTAGGCAACATTGATGTTGATTTGCCTGATGCACATCTTATTTTGGGTGCTTCTGATTACCTGTATGTACGCGATTGTGGAAGGTAGCAAAGATGGCAAGCTGTAATCATTGCTTTAAGGAAGGTTCGCAACAACTTTATTTGAGAGGGCATTATGGGCAGATTATCAGGCATGAATTGGGATTACAACCTGATGCTGCTCTTTGTGATGATTGTTGGGGTGCGATAACTTGGGCCTTTCGGCAACATTGGATAGCGGAAGGCAAACACGAAGCTAAGAGGATGTTCAATGACTGCGATTGCGATACCTGAAGAAATTGAAGACAACGAAGCGCAACAGAAGTTTCTTTACCGAGCGATTGAGAAAATGCGTCTGCTGCATAACGAGCAACCGGATGAAGGTGGACGTAAGAAATGTTGTGCGGCACAGGCGAAGTTGTTTGCTCAACTAAACGAGATACGTGATTGTTCATCTCCGCATGAACCTGATTCAGATGAAGATAATGCGTTGCAAGCGATACGAATAAAAGTCAAGGAAGATGGTAAGAAGATGGTGGAGCATGATGCGAAGATTGACGCAGAGGTGCTTGCCGGTGTTACTGCAATAAAGGTCGTTGATGTGAAGGTCATAAAATAATGGCGTATGTGGATTATACAACTTTAACCGAGGTGGACCCAAACAATCGTATTGGTGTTGCAACCAATACGTTGACGGCTACTTCGCTAACCCGTAATGAATCAGCATATGTTTATGACGATAAGACTGCTGCACATTTCGACGGTGATTTTGAGCATTTAATGGACTGTCAAAGTACAGCTTCTGGGTCTCTTGCACTTGCGTCTGTGTGGGCTTTGACAAATGTAATTGATGATCTTGGTGGGATTTATGTTGCCTCTGGTGATTTCTTATCGTTGCAATTTCTAGATAATTCGACAGTACTACAATTGAAATTAGTTGAGGTAGACGGCGGTAATTTTTATAATGATTTTTATACGCCTTCTTCGTCTACCAGATATTACTGCAAAATAAAACGTGTAGAGGGAACGGGAACTTACGGGACAATTTATTGTTACATTTACGATGATTCAGGACGAACGAATTTAGTCGATACACTCAGTGTTGCGCTTCACACAAGTAAAAAAGATTTTAGATATTTATTTGGCATGTCTTCTTGGGATTCGAGTAGTGCCGCAACGATGTCTTGCGATTCAAGAAATCTTGACTTGCAGGAGGCTGATGGTTCCCCCTGGTACTATTACGCACAACAATAAAGGAGTATATTTTGCCTGAGATATATATGGACGTGGACATTGCCCTAAGTGAAGTGCCTGTAAACATAATGCCGCTTGTTGACGATAGCGACTTCAAAACGGTTAAAGATGCGATTGCTTATGATGCTGCTGGCATGGACCTCACTTGGAATTTTGTTACAACTGGCGGTGGATTTACTTCAACTGCTGTTACGCCTACAACTGGCGGTGCGCATGATTGGGCCGAGCATACTGCGGATGATGGCATGTATACGCTTGAAATCCCGGCAGACTCAGGAACTATCAATAATGACACTAAAGGGTTTGGTTGGTTTACAGGCGTTGTAACCGGTGTACTTCCTTTCCGTGGACCGGTGATAGGCTTCAGGGCGGCGGCATTGAATAATGCGCTGATTGATGGCGGGGATACGCTTGATGTAAACGCTACAGAAATATCTGGTGATTCTACCGCTGCGGATAATTTAGAACTGGCCTTAGAGAATGGTACAGCGGGGTATGTCGCTAGTGACATGAAATATATATCAAGTGATTCAACCGCTGCGGATAATCTCGAAGATGTATTTGATGGTACTTACGCTGCTGCGAA